AGTGTTCAGCAAACTCTGGCTCTGACATTCTATTCCATAAATGATCAGCAGCACCATCTGTTGTTACATATTGAGCTGGGTGTTCCCATGGGTAATTACCTGGCTCATCTGTTAGTGATTGGCCTGGTATTGGTGTATCAAATGGGTTACCTATTCCTTCTCCAAATTCATCCATAATATCTCCTTATACGACTCTTCTTTTTCCGACTACTGTTCTTGCAACTTTATATTTATCAGAATAATATTTACCTAATCTTCTATCCCATGCAGCATATAATGTTTCAGGATTTACAGTGTCTGCATAACCTTTGCTAGTTCCTGACATTCCAGGTCTAACTGGGCCTATTGCAAATTTTTGAAGTCTAGGAGCTGTTACTGATGTATCTATTAATTGAAAATCACTACCACCTCCATCTGATTTTGTAAATAAACTATCTGTAACATCAGTTACTACTTTTGTAACACCTGTAGGTACACCTAGTTTACCTCCTACCCAATTTACTGCTGCTTTAGTTGCTTTTCCTAATATATCTCTAATCATTATTACTCCTATAAATCAAATCCAAACTTACCAATCAATTGATATAATGCATCTTTGGATGCTTGATCTTGTAATTCAAAAGCTGTAGATCTTTCCATAGCTGCCATAGCTAAGTTATGATTTCTATTTTCCATATTCTCTGAAGAAGTATTAACCCAAGATGCTTCATCTCTCCACTGTTGCCATAATGATGATAGGGCCCAGTTAGATAGGTTTAATACATTTTGTGCATTAGTTTGATTAGCAGCATTTATTGCAGCTGTATTAGCTGTATTGATTGCTCTTCTCCAGACCACATTTGATTGGTCTATTTCTTTTTGATTATTAACATTAAACTGTTGTCTTTGATTCTCTAGTGTTGCATTGTATTGATTTAAACTAGCTTCTCTTTTTGCATTAGCTTCGTTTACTGCAATAGTATTCTGTGCATTCAATGCATTAATTTTACTTGTCTCTGCTTCTGCAAATTTATTCATCGCATCTAATCTAGCAGAATTTTGTTCAGATATAGTTGCACTTAGCTTGTCATAAAATTGATTGACTTGATTTTGGCTAGATGCATTAAATTGAAATGCAGCATTTGCAGCTGCTTGATCTGATAATAAAAATGTTTGTCTTGTTTGTAGGTTTGCTAAATTAGCTTGTTGTTTATTAGACAAGTTAGCCATATCCATTTTAAGATATGCTTGTGCATTAGTGATATTTGCTTGTTGATTATTAGACAAGTTTTGAAATATCATCTGCTTATATGTAGCAGCATCAGCTGCAGCTATTGGTATAGCAGATTGCATGATACCTTCTGCTAGTGCTTCAGCAGCCATTGAACTTGCACTTAGACCTCTATTGGCCATTGCAGCTTCAGTAGCTTTTGCAGCACCTCTAGCCCATACTGGTAAAGGATTACCAGATGCTAAAGCTGTTGATACTTCATTTTGTAAACTTTCTAATTGACCTTTTACTGTAGCATCAGATGTGATAGTACCCTGTGCAGCAGTCATAGGTTGAGATACAGTACCAGTTGCAGCAGTCACTGTAGGAATATTTGAACCAACAGTTGCAGCAGTCATAGTTTGAGCAGCTTGTGCAGTTGGTGTTGCAGTTGTTGCAGCTGTTAATGCACCTGGTGCAGCTATAGTTGGTGCTGCTGAAGTTGTAGGTATTGATGCTGCTAAACCTGTGCCTGGTGTTTGTCCAGATACTGTTACTGCAGCTTGACCAGGTTGTCCTAATAACTCTGGTGCTGACGCTTGTTGTAACTGTGGATTAATAGTTGTACCTTTAGGTAAACTAGGTGTACCAGCAGCCAAACTTTCTATTAAACTTACGGCTTTAGCACTACCTGTTTGTTCTTTTTGTGTAGGTGCTATAGTACCCTTTTGTAGTTTTACTTCATCTGGTGTTGCCATTATCTCCCCTGTCTATTGTATTTTTTAAACATCCGTTTTTCTGATTTATTTTTATTTTTTTTATGTACCCTTGGTCTCTTCCTAGGTTTAGGTCTTTCCTCAAATGACTTAAACTTTCTAGCCATTATGGTTTAGTTGGCCATGTAACATTATTACATTTGTCAACAGTATCTTTACCTTCAGGTAAATCTCTTAATTCTTGTCTGTATGTTCTCATATCATCTGACATAGTAACATCAGATAAAGCATAGAAGTCAGTCTCAGCTAATAGTTGATTTCTTTTAGATCTAAGATCATCTTGTGCTCTTCCTAAAGCACCATCTGCCCATGCTTGTTCTTCAGCATCTCTAGCAGCTTCCTCTGCAGCTGTGAACTGTACTTTATTTCCATTTATATTATGATATCTTGGCATTATTTCTCCTTAATTAATTCCGTATAACGATATTGTTCCTGCGTCTATATTTCCTGAACCAAATGCAAATTGTATTGCATCAACTGCCGATGTAGTATTTATGTAACCAGCTACAAAACAATGATCTGCATAATCTGCTGAATGTGATGAATGCATTTGTGCAATAAAATGTTTTGTAAAAGTTGTTGAACTTGGATCAAATAAATGCATGTAACCACTACCTGATTGATCATTGTCATTACCAAAATTTTCAGAAATAGGTATTACTCCTGTAGAATTTTGAGCATCATTACCTGATCTATATCCTAAAAAAGTGTCATCACTCTCACCCTGCTCAGCCATAAATGAAGTTGTCATTGTTGAAATACCATAATTAGAACCACTATCGGTACTTGCTTTAAAAGTAAACTCAGTTGAACTAGCAGAAGTGTGAAGATTATTAAATATAAATATATATTCTTTATATGTATTATCTAAAACAACATCACTAGATCCATCGACAAAACTTAGTGTACTACTAGAACTAGCAGTAAGTTTTTTTATAAAAGTCATATCGCCTAGCCCTGTAGTAGTTCCTACTGCCGTTGCTGATCTAAGTGCTCTATTATTTAATTTAATAATACTCATTAACTATCCTTTATTCCATAAAGTTTAATTGTACCAGCGTCAATATTACTTGGACTAAATTTGAATTGAACGGCATCTATTGCAGATGTAGTATTAGCATAACCACCTATGTGATAAAAATAATTTATATTACTATTTATAAAATTTGTTCTAGCCATGTAATGTTTTACAAATGTCGTTGATGCTGGATTAAATATAAACAGTTCTCCACTAATATTATAATCATTGCCGAGACTATCAAATCTATCTGTTAAAACTTGAAAATCTGTGCTTTGTGCCAAGTCTCTACCTGTATTATATGATAAAACACCTGTTCCTCCAGCCTCAGAGTTTCTTGCCTCAAATGCACTTGATGTTTTAGTTACATTATAATTACTACCAGTATCTGCACTCATATTAAATTGAAATATTGCTGCCGAATCTCCACTTCCTGATGGGTGACAAGCTATAAATTTAAACAAGTATACAGGATATGTACTATCAAAAACTACACTTGAACTTCCATGAACAAAAGATATTGTTGAATCAGAACTAGCTGTTATAGTTTTAATATGGGTCATAGCACCACTAGATAAGGAAGCTAACTCTGTTACCTCACTTATACTATTATTGTTATATTTAACTAACGCCATATAATTTAAATGTTCCTGAATCTATATTACCACTGCTGTATTTAAAACGTAATCTAGTTATTGCTGTTGTAGTATTAAAATATCCACCTACAAAAAAATTCATAGTATAGTTTGTTGGGCCATGGCTATTTGTATTCATTAAAAAATGTTTTACAAATGTTGTATTACTAGGATCAAATAAATGCAGAGTTCCTGAAAAACTTTGATCGCTATCATTACCCACACCAGAGTTTCCTGTCATATAATGAAAATCTGTATCTTGATCTAAATCTCCACTTGTATAATATTGAAGAGTTGGTGTTCCTGAACCCTCATAATTATATGCTCTAAAACATGCAGATGTAATAGTTTGATTATAACTAGTGTTTGTTCCTGTATCACCCTGAAAAAGAAAGTGAACACTATCAGTTGCTGGATGTATATTTATAAACTTTACAATGTATTCTTTATATGTTTC